GCGCTGTCATCGCGGCCGGGTTCACGCCGTACGCCACCATCGGCTGGCTCGTGGTGCACGCGACCACCGCCTGCCCGGTGACGCCGATCCCGACGATCGGGAAGTCGGCGGTGATGACGAAGCTCGCCGGCCACGCGTGCGGCGAGTAGGCGGCCGAGAACCACAGCTCGTTGCCTTTGAAGCCGACCATGATGCCGTTCGGCATGCGGGCGATCCCCAGCAGCCCCTCCGGCGGCGCACTCCATGTGGTGGTGGCAAGCTGGAAATTCTGCCCGATGACGCTGTCATCAGCGACGTCGACATACTGCGATGTGTTCACGTCGAACTCGGCCACGAAGAAAAACGTCGTGGTGCCGCTCGATCCCGAGATCGTGCGATAGAGCCGCGTGCGCGTGATGTTGCGCGTCACGCCCATCTCGTCGGGCGGCGGCGTGAACAAGCCGACCGTCCATGTCGAATTCGACCATCCGGTTTCCGTCACCGGCGGCGATGGCGGGCCTTCCTCGCCATAGGCGGTCACCCAGGTGTAGACGTACGAGCGCGTTTCGAGCACCGCCTGCGTCGTCACGTCGCCCCAGATATTCCAGTCTGCACCACCCGATGTGGTCGTCGGCGCGTGCACCGGCGGACCGTTGTTGTAGGTCGCCGGCCCGGTGCGCGTATCGGTGTCCGCCAGATCGTCGGACAGCATGACCGCCATCGAGGTGTCGATGATGAAGCCGATCCAGTACGCAATCCCCGAGTTGAGCCCGATCGGAATCTCGAACGGGCTCGAAAGGATGGTGCCCTGCGTGCATCCGATCTGCTCGGCGCCCTGCGCGATGAACGTCGCTGGCGAGCCGAGATTGTCGCTGTAGACGACCGCGGTGAAGCGCGCCGCCGGCAACGTCTGCGCAGGCATCAGCGACACGTCGTTGAGCGACATTGCGCCGGTCGGATGGATCGGCACGAGGTAGAGATTGTCGCCGGTCAACGTCCCCACGTTCGACGAGTTGGCCGGCGCGAGCCCGACCGTGTCGCTGTTACCGCCGCCGGTGACGGAGAGGTTCGGTGGGCAGCCGGGTGTCGGCACACCGAGCAGCAACGGCGGATCACCGTTCTGGATGCGATCGTAGGTGTTGTACATCGGCGGCTGCGACGGGCTCGCGATGTAGTAGCGCTGGAAGCTGTCGTCGACCACCGGCGAGCGCACCACCGTGGTGTCGGGGTCGTCGAACTCCATCCATGCGGACGCGCTGGTGATCGAGTCGTCCTGCGTCTGATTGGCGCCGCCCTGCAACGTCGTGGTCGTGTGCGCCAGCGACGTGTCGGCAAACAACCACACAAGATCGCTCGTGCTTGATGTGACGCGCGTCCGGTTGAAGGCCGCGCCGAAGTCCGGCGCCTGCAGCTTGATCTCAGGCCATGGCCCACCGCCGAGATCGACGGTGCCAAGCGTGTTCATCGGATCGCTGGTCGCGATCGTCTGCATGTCGGTCCAGATTTGCCAGTCCTTGAGCAGCGGCGACATCGTCGGCGCGACCGGAGCTGGACCATCGCTGTAGGTGTGCGCCGCCTTCGATCCATTCGCGCCATTGTCCGCGAGCGCCATCGAGACCGCGCTGTCGGTCATGAAGCCGATCCAGTAGGTGCTGCCCGCCTGCAGATACGGCATCGTCGCGAAGCTGCTCACGATCGGCTTGAACGCCACGCAGCCGAGCACCTCGTCGCCGACGGCGATCAGGCTGCCGGGAATGCCGAGACTGTTCGCATAGATCGCGCCACGAAACTTCGCGGTCGGATCGGTCGTCACCGGCATGATTGCGACATCGATCGCCTTGGTGGTGCCGGACGGATCGACGGGGATGAGAAACAGCGTGTTGGCGCCCGGCGTATCGATTCCGTTGGTGATCGAGAACGGCAGGCCCACCCAAGGCGCATTGCCGGTGATCGCCGGGTTGACGCAGGTGCCAGCGCCAAACTGCTGACCGAACACGCCATTGAGCGTGAGCGCGCCGATCAGGTTCTCCGCCGACGTCGTCGCATCCGCGCCGAGCAGCACGTCGTACGCATCCTTGACCGTGGCGGTGAACGTGTAAGTCTCCTCGCCCACCGTGACGGTGTCACCTTCGACCGGGTTGTCCTGGAAAACGAGAAACGCCTGCGCGGTCGCCTGCGTCTGCGTCGGGATGCGATAGACGAAGCTCGCCGCCGGATCGACCAGCCGATGCAGCGGCTTCGGCCGGCGCCAACCGATGACCGCGCCCGAATAGAGGTACGTGTTCAGGGACAGCGACGCCTGATCCTCCGGCAGCAGCGTATCGTCCCACGCCGGTAGCATTCCGCCGAACTGGTTGAGCTTGAGCGGCGGCATGCGCTCATACCTCCGAGAGTCCTAGTGAACAAAATGAGACGTTCTCGTTACGTCTCTGGCAACGACCCTTTCACGCGCTCAAGCACGGACGATCCCGAGTCCTTCGACGTGTTGCCCGCGCGCATGTTCGCGTACTCGCGAAAATCGCCCGGCCGGAACACCGGCATATTGGTGCCTTCAGCGGCGATCTCCTGGGCGGATTTCTGCGGCGGCGGCCGATGCGCCTGCTGTTCCATCGCGCGGGCGACGGCACGGCGGCCGGCTTCCTGCTCAGCCTCAAGTTTCGACAGCCGGCGTGGCGTCATCGGTGCCGGCGACGAGATCGGAGCGTTGGCCGGCGTCTGCTCGCCGACGCGACGCGGAACGATCCTGTCGCCGACCACCTCGATGACCACCTGCCCATCGGTGACCACCTGCGGCGTCGTCGGCGGCTTGACCTCCTCCTCGCTGATCAATGTCGGCGGCTTGTAGCTCCGCTCGGGCGCCTTGGGCTCCGCGATCGTGATGGTGGGGCTAGGCGCCGGCTGCACTGCCGGGCTCGGCTCGCCCAAGGTCCCGTGCGCAGCCTGCGGTGCCGGCTCATCGTGGTGCCTTCGATGTTGCCGATGCCTGTGGTGCTCGTGATTACCCTCCGGTCGTTGGTCCGTTGGGCCGCTCGAATGCTGGTCCGTTGGCATTGGTTGCTCCCGGTGGTTGCCGTTCCTGGCCATTCGTCGCCGCGACCTGGGCGCCAGGATGTCGCCGGCTCGATCCACCTTCGGTGAAAAGCCGGCCCGACGCGGGCCGCTTGAGCTGCCGTCCCAGCGTAGGCAGAGAATGTTTACTATTCGGTAACCCTCGCACGGTCACTTTTTCCCGTGATAGTTCGGCCCGCCCGGCGCCGCGCCTTTGCGCCGCGCGATCGAGCCGATCACGCCACCAGGAACACCCTTGGCCTTGAGCTGCGCCGCGCGACCGCCGTGGCCGAGCTTGTTCGACTTGCCCTTGAACGATCCGGTTTTTCTGGTGTCTGCCATCGTGGTTCTCCTCAGTGTTCAAGATAGTGCCAGCAGTGCATCGGACAATTCGTGTTCGGCGCACCACCGCTTTGCGATTGGATTTGGAAGCCGACATGCGTCGGCCCGTTGGTCATGAACGCGGACTTGGCCTCGGTGCCGAGAAGGCCCCAGTTGTGCCCGTCGCCGCTCTGGTAGAACGAGAACGACAGCCCGTCATAGGTGACGCGCAGGAACACGACGCGCGAGATCGCACCCTCGTTGTACCCGGTGCTGAGCCACGACGTCGCGTTTGTATAGCGCGCGAGCCACATCCCGAGATCGGCGCGCGGCCCGACGGTGTAGAGCTTGCCGCTGACACTATCCTTCACCGCCAGACCGCCGCTGTAGTAATTGCGGAACGGGTAGTTGCAGGTGACGCCGATGTCGACGATCCACGGCGTGCTGCCCGGCACCGCCTTGATGAACTGCTGCACGTTGGCGACGTTGCCCGCCGACAGCGCAGTCATCGAGAAGCCGTCGCTCTCGCTGGTGATCTGCAAATCGTTCGGCGCCGATCCGCCGTTCGACACGGTGAAGTCGCCTTGCACTGGCGCAGTCGCGGTGATGAACGGCGAGAAGTTGCCGCCGCCGGCACCCGCCGGACCGGTCGGACCGGTCGCGCCTGGACCGGTCGGGCCGGTGCCGAGCGGGCCGGTGAAGCCGGTCGGACCGGTGACGCCGGGACCGCCCGCCGAACCGGTGGGGCCGGTCGGTCCGCCCAGCGGACCCGTCGGACCGATCGTTCCGGTCGCGCCGGTCGGCCCTGACGGACCCGCCACACCGGGACCGGTCGGGCCAGTGAGACCTTGAGTGCCAGCAGCTCCGGTGCGCCCTGTCGCGCCGGTGGCGCCGGTCGGACCCGTGTTGCCAGTCGGACCAGTCGGACCACCCGAAGGACCGGTCGCGCCCGTCGCGCCGATACCGGTCGGACCGGTGCCGAGCGGACCCGTGTATCCCGTGAAGCCGGTCGGACCCGCCGGACCGAAATCGCCGGTCGGACCGGTCACGCCGAGCGGACCCGCGACGCCGGTCGGTCCCGTCTCGCCGAGGCCGGTCGCGCCGGTCCAGCCAATCGGGCCGGTGTTTCCAGTCGGGCCGAGACTGCCGGATGGACCGGTCGGGCCGCCGAGCGGGCCAGTCGGACCAGTGCGCCCGGTCGGTCCCGCAATGCCGGTGAAGCCGGTCGGGCCAACCCCACCGGTGAAGCCGGTCGGCCCCGGCGGTCCCGGTGCCTTGAGCGGCGTCTGCACGAAGTAGATCGTCTTGACCGGCATCGCGCACCTCAACTGTACGGCGCCGCGGGCGGCGTGAAGTTCGCGGTCCAGCGCGCGACGTTAGAAATCCGAACCTCGTCGAACTGGATGGTTTGTCCCGCGCCGACGGCACCGTCTCCGATGCTCACAGCGAAAGCGTTCGATTTGATCGAGGCGCTGGATGTTCCGGTGCCGAAGGACGTGCCATTCAAGTAGCACGCGAATGCGTTCCCATGGCGGACGAACGCGACATGGTTCCAGGTGTTGGCAACGAGCGCCGCAGATGTCCCGAGCGGCGAGAACATATCCCAACTGCTGGTCGACGCACTGTTCACGTAGAACGAGATCGTGTTGTCCGGCATGTAGGCAACCCAACCATCGTTCACGCCATTTACGCTGCCACCTTTGCTGAGCGAATAAAAATTCGGCGAACCCGTGATCGTCCCTCCGACCTTGATCCAATAGTCGACCGTAAAATCGCCCGAGCCGAAGTTGAATGCACTGTTTGAAACGGTAGCGTTCGAGCCACTCGGCAAGTTCATCGCCCCGGTCCCGAACTTCGGGCTCGATGTGCTGACCGAAGTTGAACCGCTGGGCGTGACGCTATTGGCTGATGCCGAGCTGTCGGGGAACGACGTCGAGCCGTTCGTCCCGTCCATGTGCAACAGCAGAATGGTGTTGGCATCGTTCCCGCCGCTTGGAGGGATCGAGTCCGCCAACATCTGCTGGTACACACCGATCGGCATCAGGTCAGCCCCGTGCCGTTGATGATCCACTCGGTCGTCGCGATCTTGAGCGCGGTCGCGATCCCATCCGCCGCGAGCGTACGGTTGCCGGTCGTGCCGGCGCCCGCGAGCCGCATCGTGTCCGAGGTGATCGCGAGCGTGATCACACCCGCGCCGTGCTGGTTGACGAACGTAATGGCCGCGCCGATCGGATAGGCGACGTTCGCATTCGAGTCGATCGTCCAGGTGCGCGCGGTCGTGTCGGCCGACGGATGGAAGATGTGCTTGCCGTCATCCGAGAGCACCGTCGTGTAGGCCGCGCTCTTGGAGTTCTGCACCACGTCGATGAAGGGGCCGGTGTTGCCGGTCGGGCCGGTCGGCCCAGTTGGCCCGGTCATTCCAGTCGGACCCGTCGGCCCGGTGAAACCCGTCGGCCCGGTCATGCCGGTGGGGCCAGTAGCGCCGACATTGCCCTGGATGCCGGCGTCGCCGACTTGGCTTGCAATCAGGATGATCACATCGCCGTTCGAGAACGGCATGGTCGGCGACGACGTGCCGCCTTGCGACACGTAGCCGGTCGACATGATGAGCGTGTGGTAGTTCGTGTTGGTCGAGAAGCCCGAGCCCTTGTAATAGAGCCAGTGCGACGGATCGTTCGCCTTCACAAACCGGTTCTGCGTCTTGGTCGCGCTGCCGCTGTCGGCAAACGTCGCGAGGATCGCACCGACAGCGTTGCCGTTGGCATCGGTGTCGCTCGCGAACGCATCGACGATCGCATTCGACGACGTGCTGCTGAACCTGATCTTGCCCGAGCCCGGATCGGAGTTCGTCGTGCTGTTGCCATCATAGATGTACGGGATCGCGATGGCGCCGCCATACGGACCGGTCGGCCCCGTGTTCCCGGTAGGACCTGTGACGCCGGTCGCGCCGGTTGGACCGGTGCCGAGCGGCCCGGTCGGGCCGGTGCCGCCGAGCACGCCATTGATGCCGGTCGGACCAGTGTTGCCGGTCGGACCAGTGTTGCCGGTGACGCCGGTCGGACCCGTCGGACCTGTACCCAGCGGACCCGTGAAGCCGGTCGGACCGGTCGGACCCGTGAAGCCGGTCGGCCCCATCTCACCGATGGCGATCGTCGACTGAATTTGCGAAGCGTGCGTCGACCCCTCGAAATAGGTCGTCATCGTGAAGCTGGTCGCGCCCGACACGCGCGCTCCGTAGAGCTTCATCACGACGCGGTCGGTGAGGTTCATGTTGCCGCCGGCCGCCCACGTCGAGAGCCACGACAGCAGCGTGGTGACGCCCGCGCCAAACTGGAAGTTCGGCGAAAATTCGTCGTGCACCAGCGTCTCGGTGCCGCCGGCCGTGCGGACATAAGTCTGGAGGTGGAGGCGCGCGACCGCATTACCGCTCGAATTTGCCACCCAGATATTCCGGTACGACGTCCCGGGCGGGTAGCTCGTGACGCTCGGACTGCCGGGCTCGGTCACGAACGTGGCGATGAGAACATCGCTGGTGCCAGAAAGCGTGATGTTGATCGTGCTCTCGGCGTTGGTGCTCGGCTGATCGAGCGCCTTCTTGTAGGTGCTGATGTCGGAGCTGTCGGTCGCGTCGAGATAAAAGAGGCGCCCGGCGCTGAGACCGGTGTCGCCGGTCGGGCCGGTCGGCCCCGTCGGACCAGTGCCGAGCGGACCGGTGTTGCCGGTGTAGCCGGTCGGACCAGTCGGGCCGATCTGCCCGGTCGGGCCGACCGATCCGGTCG